TAAAAACTTCATTTATTAAAGAACAGATAGAAGAAAGCATTGATATATATGAGAATTATAAAATTGCAGCAGGACTACTGAATAGATTTTATGAAATATCAAATATACATAACAAATCAAAACAAAAGAAAAAAGAATTGGAGTCTGGAATAAAATATGTTGTATTTGACTGATTCAGCAAAGAATAGATTAACTAAATGGATTGGAGATGAAGATTCTACATTTGTTAGAATATCTTTCAAAACTGCTGGATGTACAGGTCTAATGTATGAAGTTGTACTTGACCATAAAATTGATTTAGTCAAAGACTATCCTATAAAATATGACGATTTTGATATTTTAGTTGAACACAAATACTTTAATGCAATTAATGGCGCAACATTAGATTATATCACAGAGGGTTTTAACTCACATTTTGAGTTAATAGATAATCCAAATGAAAAAGCAAAATGTGGATGTGGGGAGAGTTTTTCAATATGATTTTTACAGAGTCAGCAGCAGATAGAGCAAAAGAAATTATTAAAGAACAGGGTGAAGAACTTGATACATCACTGCGAGTGTTTGTTGAAGGTGGCGGTTGTCATGGTTTTAGCTATGGATTTGGATTTGAAAAGACTATAGCAGATGATGATACAGTAATAGAAACTAACGGTGTAAAGTTAGTTGTAGATAGTATGAGTATTATGTACTTAGATGAAGCGAAGATAGATTTTGTAACAAGTGTTCATGGCGACAGATTTGTTATAGACAATCCTAATGCAACGACAACATGTGGTTGTGGCTCTAGCTTTTCAATGTAAGATAAATACTTAATATAAAAAATATGGAGAATTATTATGGTATTCTTACGTTGGTGGTTGTTTTTTTGTTTGTCGGGACTTATTGCTTTAGCATGCCACTATTTTGGGTTCTTTTATGAACTATACGACAAAGACGCAACGAAACTAAGTTTTGTTATTATAGCAGTATATGTGCTATCATCACTATATGTAGGAAGACTTACTTACAAACAACGAAAAGGCGAAGATTACTCTACTGGCTTAAATGTATCATGGTTTTCAAGTGAAGCAATGCTTTCTCTTGGTATGATAGGCACAGTTGCTGGTTTTATTCTTATGTTGGGCGAAAGTTTCGGTAACATAGATACTGCAAATCCTGAAACATTAAAAGAGGCACTAAGTGCTATGGCACTTGGTATGAGTACAGCACTTTATACAACATTAGTCGGTCTAATTCTTAGTCAGGCTCTAAAGATACAACTTGTAAATCTTGAGTCTGGAGAGGAAGATGGCTAATAAAGATAAATCAAGATTCAAAAGTACTACAGGATTAAATGATTTATTGTTTAATTTACTTGTTGGCTTTGTATTCTTGTTTATTGTTGCTTTCTTGCTAATCAATCCCCCAACTAAAAAAGAAGAAGCACCCAAAAAAGCAGAATATCTAATCATCATTGAATGGGACACTGTGTCAAATGATGATGTTGATTTGTGGGTACAAGATCCTGAAGGCACCACAGTTTCATTTACAAAAAAAGAAGGTGGTTTACTTAACTTAGAAAAAGATGATTTGGGTGTAAGCAATGATTCTTGGATTAATCCACGCGGTGAGCGTGTAGTTATCCCAATCAATCGTGAAGTCGTAACGATGCGTGGTATTAAGCCTGGTAGATACAAAGTTGCTGCACACATTTATTCAACTAGAAGGAAATTTGAGCGTGTTAACGGTCAATCTATTGAGGTTGAAGACAAAAGAACTATTATCGCAACTCTTGTAAAAATAAATCCATATGGTGAAAAATATCGTGTTTCTAAAAAATACCAAGAGCGTGGGCAAGTTATAACTCTATTTAATTTTGAACTAGATGATACAGGAAAAATAACAGCAATTGACGACTTAAAAAGTAATATTGTTTATAGAGGGAGTAACTAATGAATTTATATAACTTTGATCTTTTACCTATATTAATATCATTAGTTATTATTGTATGTGTAGTTCTATGGGTTGCTATTAGAAACTACAAGAACTTTATTCTAATGTTCTTTCTTATCCCTCTGGCACTATACAGTGGTTGGACAGTATATACAACAGTTGATAAGCTATTGGGTTATCCTACTGTTGATTTGTTTGAAAAAGATACAATGTATATTGCACACTTTGAAAATCCTGATATTGACGAATGGATATATGTTTGGGTATTAAAACCCGGAGAATCTAAGCCAAAAGCAATTATGATTCCAAATACTAAATCTAACCAAGAAGAATTAAACGAAGCGGAACAAAAAGCGTCTAATGGGGTTCAGGTATTTATGGAGATAGAACCAGACGGATCAGGTCAAACATCTGGTGGTGAAATCAACACATATGATTTTCAGCAAAACTGGGACGAAAGTGCAAAAGATGAACAAAGACGCCGTGATGCAGAAGAAGAAAAAAATCGTATTATGCCGGGTCCTGCTAACAGATTGCCTACACCAAGCCCACCAAGTTTAACCATTGACGAAACCCGTGAAGATGAATTTGGTGGTAATACTCGTATCATTTGGCGTAATGATGAAGAAACTAGTGATGAAGAAAATCCATTTGAGTCTTGGAATGAAATTTGGGCATCAGATGAAAAAAATAATATTTTACCATAAAAATTAAAAAACTTATTGACAACATAGAGTGAATCGTATATAAAAACATTAGTGAATTTAAGGAGGATACAATGTCACTTTCTGGTATTGAATGGCACCAAAAATCTATTTTTGATAGCGAACTAAGAAGTCTAAGATGTAAAAAACCAAAACATGAGAGAACGCCAGAAGAGCAGGCAGTCGTTAAATACTTTAAAACACGACTAAATCAACTAGAAACAAAATTGAAAGAAACGAGAAGCCCAAATATAAAATGACTAATGTTATAAATGCTCGTTCACATTTTCTAGGCAAAGCATTGCTAGATACACTAGAAAAAATGACACAACAACAGTTGCATCTACATCCATATTATCTTCTTTTAGAAGAAGATGGAGAAGATTATATTGAACTTAGAATAAAGGATATAAAAACAAATGTGCATACTGTCATTGACAAAGCACCAATAATTGTTTATAATGATAGATATGTTAATGGAGAATCTCTCTTTGAAATCCGATAAAGAAATACAAAATCGCATTAATAAAATGCGCAAATGGAAAAAGCCTACATATGAACAGATGATGGAATACTTATATTTGTATTCAGAAATATCTTTCAGGGAAGGCGAAAAAAGTTCTTGACAATCTACTAACAATATGCTATATTGTTAATATAAGTCAGAAACGGGTGGCAGCGTAAAATAAGCCCGCAGGGAGCCAAGGTTAGCTCCCTAATAAAATATTCCGGCGTAGCTCAGTGGTAGAGCAGTTGACTGTTAATCAATTGGTCGTAGGTTCGACCCCTACCGCCGGAGCCATTTTGTAGATGTGCCAATTAGGAGAGGTGGCAGAGCGGTTGAATGCACTGGTCTTGAAAACCAGCGTGGGTGAAAGCCCACCGAGGGTTCGAATCCCTCTCTCTCCGCCATGCATAAATAAAAGTGTAAGTTAATTAGCTTGCCCCTATAGCTCAGTTGGTAGAGCAACTGATTTGTAATCAGTAGGTCCGCGGTTCGAGTCCGTGTGGGGGCACCATAAAAATAAATTGAATATGTATGTAGAGAAATTAAATTTTATTCCAAAAGTCCCAAATAATTTATTACTAACTATTGAAGAGGCAATGGATAATGAAAACACATATCAAGGTTCTGCGCCAAAAAATATTTATGGTTCTTTTATATGTAATGAAAGTCTATACGATTGGATACAACAATACTTTAATTATGAAGTTATTGTGAGATACCAAATTATAGGACAGGACTTGCCTCTACACAGGGATCATGGTATCATTGGAACAAAGGCCAATTATTTAATAACATCTGGCGGAGAAAATGTTATAACCCAATGGTGGGACGACGAACATAATCCTAGTAAAATGTTATATGAAGAAAAGTGCGATATTAATACATGGTATAATTTAAATATTGAGGAACCACATACTGTTCTAAATGTAAAAGAAACACGATACAGTATAACTGTAAGAAAAAAATAATGCGGATATGGTGAAATTGGTAGACACGCTAGATTTAGGTTCTAGTGCCGCGAGGCGTGGGGGTTCAAGTCCCTCTATCCGCACCAATACAAAGGTAAGCATTATGACTGGTGAAGAAATACTTTTGTGGGCTACTTTAGGATTTGTAGTCATTATGCTAATATTAATTTTTGTTCTAGTTTTCTGGAACTTATAACTCGGTATAGCGCAGTCTGGTAGCGCACTTGTTTTGGGTACAAGGGGTCGTTGGTTCGAATCCAGCTACCGAGACCATATTAAGCGGGCGTAGCTCAGGGGTAGAGCGTTACCTTGCCAAGGTAAATGTCGTGAGTTCGAATCTCATCGCCCGCTCCAATTTTTAATGCGGTTGTAGCTCAGTTGGTTAGAGTATCGGCCTGTCACGCCGAGGGCCGCGGGTTCGAGTCCCGTCAACCGCGCCATATAAACTAATAACTTATCCTTTCCCTACATATAGTTAAATATATTAGGGAGAGAAGATATGAAATTTTTATATATTGATATTAAAGATAGAAAAGTTGTTGGAGTTTTTAAGAATATAGCAGGAAATATTACATATCTTTCAAAAGAAGATATTGTAAAGCAAAGAAGTAAACACAAACTTCTTAATAGTCTATCTACAATAAAAGAATGTGATGAAGCATTAAAAGCAATGAATGAATATAAAAAACCAAAACGATGGTGGAGATTTTGGTAAAAAGAAACCCAGCTTAGGCTGGGTTTTTTATTATACAAACAAAATGATAAATACAAATAGTCTGTAGTTAAAGGAACTGATTATGAGATTATTTGATTTAGTAGAAAACGAAAACAAAAATTTAGTTGTAATATATCCAGGTCGTTTTCACCCATTCCATATAGGACATGGGAAAGTTTTCCAATACTTGAAAAAGAATTATAAAGGAGCGCAAGTTTTTATTGCATCGTCTGGCAAAACTGATGCTCATAAGTCTCCTTTTATGTTTGATGAAAAGAAAAAAATGATGATGTTAGCAGGGGTTGATCCTAACGCTATTGTACAAACTAAAGTTCCATATGTTGCTACAGAAATCACAGATAGATTTGATCCAGACACAACAGTAGTAGTATATGCTGTGTCAGAGAAAGATATGGCAGAAGACCCTCGTTTTGACTTCCCACAAGTTGGTTTAAAAATGAAAAAGAATGGAGATCCTGCGCATGTTCAGAAGTGGCCAGGTATTGGAAATGCCAAGCCGTTGCGTGAACATTCTTATATCGTTACTGTTCCTACATTTACTTTTAAAATACGAGGCGAAGCAGTAAACAGTGCAACACAAATACGCAATATGATTGCAAAAGCAGATGAAACTGAACTAACACAAATACTACAAGACTTGTATGGAAGAAGAGATATACCAAATGATATCATAACTATATTCCAACGCAAGTTACAATCAAATGTTATGTCAGAGAATTGGGAAGAAATATCACTTTACGAATCTTTATTTGAAGCAGAATTATATTTTGAAATTCTAAACGAAAGAAAATTAACAGGTGGTGAGAAGCGTAGTAAAGAGTCACACTTTAAAAAATTAAAAAAACATAAAAGCGATTTTGTTGATAGATACGGCGATGAAGCTGAAAGTATCATGCATGCCGTCGCAACAAAAAGAGCAAAGAAGGAAAGTCGTATGAAGATTTCAGACATAATTATATCAGAAGAACAAGATTGGGATTTTTCTAAAATAAAAAATGAAACCACAAATACCATTGGAAAATCTACTATTAATAAAAGTACAAGAGATGAATTAAATAAAATGGTAGGCATGTCAGGAAAAACATCCAAGGATAACGAAGATGATATTGATCCACTTAAAGTGGCGGGTACCGCGGCCGCTGTTGGTATCCCAGCAAGTATGATTGGTAGAAAAATTGGAAAAGATGTTGTACGAGATATAAAAGGTGATGGACCTGAAGATAGAAGAGCCCGTGAAAGATTTAAAAAAGATCAGGAAAAGAAAGCGAAAAGAACACCAAAATTCAATAAAAATGCTAATACTAGCACAAAGCCTTCAAGTGTTCCCGGTAAACGACTACCAGGAGTAACACGCAGTGGTGGGGCGGGAATGATTATCAATCCTAAACGTACAATTGGTGGTGGAGGTAGAATTGAACCGAAACTGCGTAATAATCCTTTAAATATGTTTAATGAAGAAGATGGGCCGTTAAACGAATGGCAAGATGCATGGAATACTTTAAGAAATAGTATACCTGATATAGATAAATTCATGACGGATCATGGATATAATCCAAATTCTACTGCGTCAATAAAACGTTTTATACAGAAAAATCCAAACTATATTGATATTAACGGAAAAACATTAGCAAAAGGTGCTAACCTGCCTGACTTTTTGTTTAAATCTATTGCATCAAAAAAAGTGGGTGACGCTGGAGCGGATGCATTAATCAAAGCCCGTGAAATGTTAAAATCACAACACCCTGAAGCGTGGAAACAGTTCACTCAAGGTAATCCTCAAGCTGCACTAAAAGCATTGGGGTTAAGTGAGGCTGTAGCAAAAGCAATACTAGAACATATTGAGCGTGGTGTACCATTCAGAGAGTGTATCTTCCGTCCAGGCAGTAAGTCATTCAGAGAATTCTACCGCGGACTGCGTAATTTAAATTCTGTTGGTCTATTAGAAATGGATTGGGAAGATGAAGAATTATTGGAAACAGATATCGGAGAACTAATTAAAATAGAAGGTGAAATCGTACCATTAGATGTACCATTTTTAATGGAAGAAGAACTTGACGAAGCAGAATACAACGGAAAACAAGTAAAACTAAACTCACCAAAGCGTGGGGGACCTAAGAAGTTTTATGTATATGTTAAGAACCCAAAAACAGGAAGAGTTAAAAAAGTGACTTGGGGCGATAAAGGTCTTAGTGTTAAAGCAAAGAACCCAGGTGCAGTTAAAAGTTTTGTTGCTAGACATAAATGTAAGCAAAAGAATGATAAAACAAAAGCAGGTTATTGGGCATGTAGAACACCACGTTATAAATCATTAGGTGTTAAAGGTGGCACATGGTGGTAAGACCTTATAGTGAAGTTGTCAATGGTAATGTAAGAATACGAACTTTTGACAGCGATATAGATAGTGACGAATTAGTTTGGCATAGGGACAGAAAGACAAGGACTGTAACAGTATTAGAAAGTGATAACTGGAAGTTTCAAATGGATGATGAACTACCAAGATGTTTGAACATGGGAGATGTTCTTAACATACCAAAAGAAACATACCACAGAGTAATCGCAGGAAAAGGAAAACTTGTAGTAAGGATTGAAGAACATGGCTGAGAATTATGAAGACTATTTACACCCGAATTTAGACCCAAACTTAATGGGTGTGCAAAATGCGATGGAATATAATGCTGCAGGATTGCCTGCACTACGAGTTATTGCTAACTTAAACGGTTGGGGCATTCAAGTATCAAATGGTGAGATTGAGGGTGTAGGTTATATCGAAAAGTTTGGTATGAACACCGATGTTGACGCCAACAAAGAAACTATCTGGGACGGTGGCGATATTTACAGTTACGTCAGCACTGCAGAAACAGTAGCAGTAACCAGTACATTGGGCACAGACTCAGCAGCAGGCACTGGCGCACGTACAGTAGAAATACAGGGTCTAGATGCTGACCATAACTTGGTTTATGAAACGCTAACAGTAGGCGGGGGCGCAGGCACACAAGAATTTTTAAGAGTATTCCGTGCTAAGGTTGTTACAGCAGGTACTAGTGGCGTCAACGAAGGTACTATAAGTATAACTTCTAGTGATACTAGCACAGTACTAGCACAAATTGGTGTTGATGGCACAGGCAGCAATGCTGCAGGACGTGGACAAACGTTTATGGCACTATACACTGTGCCTGCAGGTAAGACAGCATACCTAACACAGTGGACAGTGGGTGCCGGTAAACAAAATACAGATGCAGTGGCTTTTATTTTATCTAGACCGTCTGACGGTAATGGTGCTTGGAATTCCAAAGACATTATTACAGTTAGCGCAACAACATATGCTAAAGATTATAAAATACCGCTACAGTTTACAGAGAAAACCGACATTGAAGTTCGTGCTTACAGTACCACAAACAACAGTTTGGTGAGTAGTACGTTCAATCTTATATTAATTGATAATCCAATAGAGGAATAATAAAATGAAGATAACTGAGTTTGAAAAGGGTGGGGTCACCCAACAACAACTAGACGCACTAGAAAGCGTACTAGATAAAGTGTTTGCCAAACTTGGTATTGATGTAGAATTCACAAGGCATTTTTTGGACAGAGTAAATGATGAACGCAATGTTCATCCTATTAGTATCAAAGAACTTGGCATGCTATTCAAAAAAGAGTTTATCAAATGGGGTAAACCTATCGCTCAAATGGGACCTGATGCACAAGCGGTCATGAAAGACTTAGAAACTGATATCAATATTCCTTTTGTACTGCAGTGGAATGATAGAAAAGGTGAACTAGAACTTATTGCTAAAACTGTTATGCGTAAGAAAAATTTCAAAACATCTAATAAAGAATTCCCAGTAGAACAACAATCTATAGGTTCACAGATTAACTTCCCGGGAATGCAGGGTAAAACAGTGACACCCACCGCCACACAAGCGCCAAAACCGCAACCCAAAAAACCCAGAAATAGATTTGATAAGATTATAAACTGGGCAAAGGGTTTATTTGACGAAGATTTAAATGAAGATTTTGGTTCAATCCCTCCACTGGTAGATTTAATAGTCATGGCAGTTCTTGCACAAACAACTGTTGGTGCGATGAAGGTAATGTGGAAAACTGCTTTAAAAACAGGTAAGGGAATAAAGTCTCTTCGTAAGTTACAAAAAGCAGCAATGAGAAGCGGCGAAAAAGTTGCAGATTTTGCATTGGGAGAAGCTACCCGTGAAGAAATGATTGCAGCAGTCAGAAGCGGACAAGAAAAAGAATTCTATAAGGCAGCGATTCAAGCATTACATAGATTAATACAATCTAAAGGGGATAAACAATCTATCAGAGGTTATGCGTTTGACATTTCAAGGGCTTTTGCTGGTATAGATTCTAAAAAGTTAATTGATATGTATAAAGCACAGTATGAAAGTATACAAGAGCGTGATGTGAAACAATCAAATCCTCTTGTTGTGTTAGATAAAATTTCTGACAGAAGTGATACTAAACCATTTCCTGTCAAATTCTATGATGGTGAAACTATTAGTGTAAATTCAAAACAGGCCAAACGATTCATGGATGTCTACTATAGAATGGAGCCAGAGCAAAAAGACATAGTACATAAGTATATAAAAACAAAAAAAGGTTTCATGCAGGCAATTAAAAATTTAAATATCACTGAAGGTTGGAAAGATACTAACTTAAATGAAGGATATAAACTACAATTAGAGCGTGATAATGATATGTACATTTTACACATCACAGATAACGACACGGGTAAGCGCACAGAAGTTCGTGGTAAAAGTGGCTATGAGAGTGGCAACTATGATGCCGATGATAAACTACATCAGTTATTAGACCGTATTGGTAAAGCATCAAACATTTCAGACTTGATGAATGGCGAAGTTGTTGGTATTAATCCAAAACACCCAGATGGTGCAAATGCTAAGAAACACGCTGATAAAGCATTTAACGAAGCAGCCGGAGTTGGTCGTGTTGTAAAAGGTGTAAATACAACTGTTGATGTAGGCCCAAATGAAATCATCAAACAAGTTAAAAAATACGGAAACGATGTAGACCGTGACGGGTTCCCAAAAAAGCGTCTGAGATAAAAATGCATTTATTTACTTAAATGATAAATACTAATATGAAAATTAATGAAATCATATCAGAAAACTTTGCTGGTGCCTTTGCTAGTGTTGCAATGCCTATGACACCTGGTACTAAAAAGAAAGATGCAAAGCGTTCTGTGTATGGTGAAAAGAAAAAGAAATATAAAATGGGTTATGCATCAGATGTAGGTAATCTTGTTTACAACAAACCTGTTAAAAGCCAAATGATTAAAAGATAAGGTAGAAAAAAATGAAACTGTCACAACTAGTCGAATCTTTTGTAATCTCAAATGAAGAGTTTGAAGATTACCTAAACAGAGCAACGGAGCAACTGTTGCAAGAATTACAAGCTGGGAAAAATGCCCGTGATGCAATACATGATTTAGCATTAGCATTTGCTGACCAACATAATAAGTCATATGATGCATATAATCGTATGTCTGATTCTCTGTCAGCAAGAATGCATACATTAGAAATGGATACTCCTGCCGATATGATGAACGAGCCAATGGCTGATATGAGTGTCGCTAATGAACCAGAAATGATGACAGACCCAATGGGTGATATGGAAATGAACACACCAGCAAACGATGAAATGCCAAGTGACAGTGACATGGAAGATTATGCTGCAGTGATGGACAATGAACCAGAAGTAGAAGAAAGTGTTAACGAAGGTCGTATGAGTGATCAGGTTATTCATGATTCAGAAACAATGACCAAAGAAGAGTTTGCTAAAAAACACGGTAAAGAATTAGCTGATGAGATGTATGAATCAGCAGTTGTTGAAAGTGAAGAAAAACCTTACGTTTGTGTTCATGCCAAAAAAGGAAAGCACGAATGTCGTGCTAAAACTTCTTATGAGGCAGCTAAAAAAGCAGCTAAAGCATGGGGTTTAAAATCAACATCAGGCATTGACGCACATCTGGCAGTAGATGAAGGTAAGTCTTATAAGCTAGATGCTTCAAAATATCATTGTAAAGATTGTGGTTGCCAAATGCACAACTGCAAACCAGACTGTAACTGCGAACACGATTCACACGATGAAACGGGTTCATGGTGGCGTGATGAAAATGGTAATGGGGTTCCTGATATGATGGAAAACGGTGGAAAGCCTGGCACATGGTGTGCTATTTGTGGTGGACACCCATGTCATTGTCCAGATGATGAAATTTCAGAAAGCATGGATACAATCAATCAAATCGTAGCAGACAAGCAAGCAGGCAAAATACATGGTATGACAGTTGATATGTTCACAGCATCAGCAATCAAGCAAATCTATGATGGTGTCAATGATGCTAACAAAGCGAAACTAGATGAACTTCTATCATCAAAAGAGGGTGTTGTGAAAGCAGCAGGTCTTGCTATGAAAATGATGAAAGAAGGTTTAAACGAAGAGAAACTTGATGAAATTCTTCCAGCAATCGCAGCAACTTTAGCAAGAGGCGCATTAGTTCGTGGAGTTGCAGGCGGGGCAGCTAAGGCTGTAGGAGGTCTAGCAGGTATGGCAAAAAATACACTATCAAAGAAAAATTCTGTTTCTAAACCAGTATACGAACCAAGAATGGCAGCGGAAGAAATTGTTCGTTCTGCAACACGCAAATCTTTCTCAGAATATAATGAGTTTTATAAAGAGTTAGATAAAGCAGCGAAACAAGGTAAAAAAGCAGGAGATACAATCTCAGTTGGTGGAAAAAATATTAAACTAAAATCTGATCCAAAACAAATGCATCAATTATCAGATTCAGATATGGATGCGATTGATGCACTAGCACAGCGTCTAAATGAAAAAGGATGCGGATCACATAAGAAAAAGTATTGACATCATAATACCTCTGTGTTATATTAAAGGGAACTCAAATGAGTTCCTTTTTTTATAACCTTATGAGGAGAAAAGTATGTCACTTGACAGTATTTCATCAGAAGAAAAAGCAAAACTAAAACAATTAGTAGACGAAGGGTGTTCTGTTCTACAAGAAGTAGACGACCTTAAAGGTGGTCTGCGTGATACCGTAAAATCTATTGCAGATGAATTGGGTATCAAACCATCAGTTCTTAACAAAGCAATTTCAATTGCACATAAAGCAAAACTACAAGAAGCAAAGCAAGACTTTGACGATGTAGAAACTGTATTAGAAACTGTTGGACGCACACTATAAATGAGTTATGTAGACGCATACTACGATAAAAGCAAAGATATTGTAAATGTTGTTGAACGGCGTGATGGGAAGCGTGTGTATCAGGACTTCCCAGCATGGCGTACATTCTACATTCGTGACGATAGAGGCTCCCATACTTCTATTCACGGCGAGAAAGTTCGTCAAATCAAAGTAAAGCGACTAAAAGATATGCATAAGGAATTGCGTATCAATAGCGACAAAAAGATTTATGAAAGCGACATCAAGCCAGAAGTTCGTTGTCTAGCAGAGAACTATCTGGGTAAAGACTCACCTAAACTGAATGTAGCGTTTTTCGATATCGAGGTGGACTTTGATGCGGACAAAGGATTTGCTCCGCCCGAAGATCCATTCATGCCAATCACAGCAATTACGACACATCTACAATGGTTAGATCAACTTGTAACATTTGTGATCCCACCTGAACATATGCGTGACGGCGAAGGGTTAGAAGAGGCGCAGAGAATTTGCGATAAATTTGAGAATACATTTTTATATCTATCAGAAGCAGATATGTTAAATGACTTCTTAGCATTGATTGATGATGCAGATGTTCTTAGTGGTTGGAATAGTGAAGGGTTTGATATTCCTTATACTGTTAGAAGGATTACCCGTGTTCTCAGTAAGTCACATACTCGCAAACTTTGTTTGTGGGACTTGTTACCTAAAGAAAAATACATGATTAAGTACGGCAAAGAGCAAGTTAGTTATAACTTGTTTGGTCGTATTCACCTCGACTACTTAGAACTTTATCGAAAGTACACATATCACGAAATGCATTCTTATTCACTTGATGCTATCGGCGAGTATGAACTTGGTGAGCGTAAGATTGCATATGAAGGTACACTTGACCAATTGTATAATCAGGACTTCTACAAGTTTGTTGAATATAACAGACAGGACGTTGCGCTACTTGATAACTTAGACAAGAAACTGCGTTTCATTGACTTGGCTAATGAGATTGCACACGATAACACTGTGAATATTCAGACAACTATGGGAGCAGTTGCTGTTACTGAACAAGCGATTATCAACGAAGCACACAGACGTGGTATGGTTGTTCCTGATCGTAAGAAGCGTAGTTGGGATGTAGAAGACGATGATGATTATGAACCCACAGCCGAAGAAGAAGCAGTAGCAGAAGCACAAAAAGCAGCCGGTGCGTTTGTTGCGAACCCGCAGATTGGTATTCAGAAGTGGGTGGCGGGTATTGATATTAACTCACTGTATCCTTCTATCATTCGTGCGCTGAACATGTCTCCTGAAACTATTACAGCGCAGTTGCGCCCAGAGTATACAGATGAAATGATTCAATCTCGTATTCGTGAGGGTCGTGGGGGCAAGAATAAGGGTTTCGGTGCAGCACAAGCATGGGAAGATACATTCTCTACAGAAGAATTTCGTTTTATGAACGAAAAAGAAAAAACGAAGATGATGCATCTTGACATGGAAGATGGGTCAACACACGCTGTTACTGGCGCAGAAGCACATGATTTAGTATTTCATAGTGACTTACCTTGGGCAATGAGTGCGAACGGTACTGTCTTTAGGCAAGACAAACAAGGTATCATTCCAAGTTTACTTGAACGCTGGTATGCAGAGCGTAAAGTTCTACAAGCGAACAAGAAGAAAGCACAAGAGGGCGGTGACGCAGAAGAAATCGCATTCTGGGATAAGCGACAGCTTGTGAAAAAGATTAACTTGAACTCCCTATATGGTGCGATTCTTAATCAAGGTTGTCGTTTCTATGATAAGCGTATCGGTCAGTCAACTACTCTATCGGGTCGTTGTATTACACGACACATGGGATCGAAGACTAACGAGATTATCGATGGTACTTACGACTACAAAGGCCGTTCAGTAATCTATGGCGATACAGACTCTATCTACTATTCAATGTATCCTACATTCAAGGATGAAATTGATAACGGTAAAATTGAATGGGATAAAGAGATTGCGCTAGAAATGTATGATGCAATTGCTGACCAAGTAAACGCAAGTTTCCCAGACTTTATGAAAGACTTCTTTAATTGTCCTCGTAAGCAAGGTGAGATTATTGCAGCAGGTCGTGAGAACTTAGCAACTATGGCTATCTTCATTAAGAAGAAACGCTATGCTATGCTGATTTACGATGATGATGGTGTACGCCGTGATGTAGATGGTAAGCCCGGTAAAGTTAAAGCGATGGGTCTTGACTTGAAGCGAAGTGATACTCCAGACTATATGCAAAAGTTCTTAATGGATGTTCTTGTCAAAGTTCTGACAGGTGGTGTTCAGAACGATGTTGTTGATATGGTAAAGGAGTTTAAGCAAGAGTTTCGTGAAAAGCCAGGCTGGGAGAAAGGTACTCCTAAACGAGTGAACAACTTGACCAAGTTTAAGAATGATGTCGCAAAGTACAAAAAAGCACAAAACGCAGACTTCAAACTGCGTTCATCGGAGGATAAGTTGAAGAAACCAAATCTTCCTGGACATGTAAGTGCAGCATTGAATTGGAATACTCTGCGTGAGATGAACGGCGACAGATATTCTGTTGAGATTACAGATGGTATGAAAACTATCGTTTGTAAACTTAAAGACAACCCAATGAAAATGACTAGTGTTGCGTATCCAATTGACGAAACTCGTATCCCGAAATGGTTCCAAGAACTTCCGTTCGACCACGACTTGATGGAAACAACAATCATTGACAAAAAGATTGACAACTTGATTGGTGTTCTAAAGTGGGATTTGAGCGCAGCAAGCACTAGTGAGCAATTTGACAACTTATTTGATTTCTAATGGCAAAAAAGACACACTTAGAACTAGTACAAAACTTAGGTAGGAACGCAGCATCAGACGAGTGCTATACACCACCTGATAGTGT